GGCATTGAAATGAGCGTTAGAGAGAACATTGCAAACAACTTGGTGGCTACGCTTCAGGCAGTTAAAACGCCAGTAGATATTAAGTATGTAACGAGAGAGCCGTTTGATTTTACTAAGTTATCAAGCGCACAATTTCCTGCTATCCTTGTTCGAAGTGCAGACGAGGATAGAGAAGATAGCAGCATCGGTGGGTCAATTACTCAGCGAATGGCTACAATCAATTATGAGTTTATTTGCTACGTTAAAGGGTCTGTTATTGATTCAGCCCGAAACAACATTATCGAAGCAATTGAAGAAGGTCTTGACGTTGACCGTTTGCGCGGGGGCTATGCCCTTGATACGCAGATAACCAGAGTCGAGATTGATGAAGGTTCTATTGACCCCATTGGTGGGGTTATTATTACAGTTCGCGTTATGTATCAGTACACTCGCGGCACAACTTAACTTAAATTAGAGGTAATTATCATGGCGACTAAAACAGGCGCATCTGGTGTAGTAAAAATCGCGGCATCTGGCGGCTCTGTGGCCGTTGTGGGTGAGGTTCGTTCTTTCACGTTTGATGGTTCAGCAGATACCATTGAGGATAGTGTAATGGGCGATACCGCACGATCTTACAAAGAAGGTCTAAAAACCAATACAGTAACTATCGAGTGCTACTGGGATGAGGCTGACGCACAGCAGCTTATCCTTGACGAACGCGCTGCGGTAGATTTTGAGATTTATCCAACAGGTACTGGCACTGGCGAATCTTATTTCTCTGGTGGCGGCATTGTAACTTCACGCTCTATTACTGGTTCTTTCGATGGTATGGTAGAAGCCAGCTTCTCTATCCAGTGCAGCGGAGCAGTAACTGAAGCAACAGCATAAGGGGATTAAACCATGGGATTAGCTAAAGAGTTACGCAACAGAAGGAAGGTTGAGGCGCGAGAAGTACAAGTGCCAGAGTGGGGTGACGAATCTGGAGCATTTAAGTTGTATTGCAGGAGCATTACCTGCTATGACTTAGATCAGCTGCAGAAGAAGCACCCCAACTTTCTGAACAACACCACAGTTGGCGCGATGGTGGATTTGATCGTTATGAAGGCAGAAGACGAGGGCGGCAACAAGCTATTTACGTCTGCTGAGGATCGCATTGATTTGATGGGCGAAGAAACTAACGTAATTAGTGAAATCGCAAATCAGATGTTTGCACAGATCGAGTCAGTAGAGGCGGCTGAGGGAAACTGAGAAGCGATCAGTCGAGGATGAATCTGCTTTCCTTGGCTGACCGCCTTCACATGAGCATAGAAGAAGCAGAGCAAATGCCTGTCAGTCACTTCAACGAGTGGTTGGCCTACTTCCAGATAATGAGTGAGAACAATGGCTGAAAATGTAAACATCACGATTAGGGCATTTGATAAAACCAAGAAAGGTTTTGGTTCTGCTGCTAATGGATTGAAGGCAATAGCTGGCTCTGTGTTTAGCCTAAGAACTGCACTGGTTGGCGTTGCTGGTGCTGCTGGTTTTGGTTTGTTAGTTAGATCATCCCTAAACGCCACAGACTCCCTAGCAAAGACCGCTGCAAAAATAGGCACAACAACTGAGGCTTTGGGCGCATTAAGATATGCGGCTGACCTTACTGGCGTGGCTACTCAAACGATGGATATGGCCCTGCAAAGGTTTACGCGAAGAACTGCTGAAGCCGCTAAAGGTACTGGTGAAGCTAAAGGGGCAATCAAAGAGCTAGGAATTAATGCTAAAGAATTAAACAGAATGCCGTTAGACCAGCGCATGATTGTTTTGGCTGATGCTTTCCAAAATGTTAGTAGTGAGTCTGACAGGTTACGTCTAGCCTTTAAGCTGTTTGACTCAGAAGGCGCAGCACTTGTAAACACTTTGTCGCAAGGTAGCGATGGCCTTAAAGCTATGTTGGGCGAGGCTAAGTTGCTTGGCCTAACTATGTCCAGCACTGCTGCCAAAGGCGTTGAAGATACAGTTGATTCCCTTACTAAACTTAGAAGCCTAGCAAAAGGCGTTAAAGATCAATTTGTCGCTGCGCTTGCCCCTGCCATCCAAGCAGTTACCGAAAAAATTACTAAGTTTTTCCAAGAAATAGCTAAAGATGAAGGCGGTGTCGAAAAGTGGGCGCAGTCTTTGGCTCGCGGGTTCTTACAATCCATCGCTAATATCATTTCTGCTTTGGATATGGGTTTAGAGGCAATCTCAGGGTTCGTTAATAAAGCTAACAGTATGTTTGATGCTTTTGAAATTAAATCGCAAGAAAATAAAATCGCTAGGTTCAAGAAAGAAATATCAGAGCTTGCTGGCGAAATATCTGCGCTTGATGCTGGAGGAATGCCAAGCATTGCTGATGTTTTGTTGGGCGAAGGTCTAGGCGACAAGCAAGACAAAATAGAAGACTTAATGTATCAAGTCATTTTAGCCGACGAAAAGCTAAAAGAAATGCAAGAGCCTTTGATTAAAAATGGGCTTGGTGAGTTTTTTGATGACACTATTAAGCAAATACTAGAGCTGCGTGATGCGATTGGTGGGCAAGACGGCAAAGGCAATATATTTGGGCCTACTGAAGAGGGTCTCAGCAACGTACAGCAGGCATTTAAAGATTGGAGAACTACAGTAAAAGACACTGACGAGATAGTTCAGTCATTTACTACAAACGCCTTAAACGGCCTTACAGACGCTCTAACGGCTGGCATTACAGGCGCTGCCAACTTTGCCGATGCTATAAAGTCAATGGCCAAAAGCGTTGTTGACAGCTTAATTAAAATGCTAATCCAGAAATACATTGTTGATGCGGCATTTGGTTTTATTACTAGCTCTTTTGGTACTGGAGGCACAGGCTCAACTGGCTCTGGGATGACGGCTGGGGGTGGAATTGGTATGGGTCAAGACTATTCTGCTACCGCAGCTATTGGCGGCTCTGTGAATAGAGGCCAGCCAACCTTGGTTGGAGAGCGAGGCCAAGAAGTTTTTGTTCCTAATCAAAATGGTGCGATAATTCCTAATAACAAGTTAGGCGGTGGCTCAGGTGTTGTAGTTAACCAAACCATAAACGTCACCACAGGCATCCAAAGCACTGTTAGAGCCGAGATAATTGGACTGATGCCACAGATAGCGCAAGCCGCTAAAGGCGCTGTAGCAGACGCTAGGGTGCGTGGTGGTAACTTCTCAAGAGCAATGGTCGGAGCATAATTAATGCCTTTATCTTTTCCCAATGTCGGCATACAGAATATGTCAATGCGCCTAAAGCGTGTTGTGGCTGTCGCTGAGTCTCCTTTTACTTTAGATACTCAGGTCTATACGCATCAGGGTGCAAGGTGGGAGGCAGAGGTTACTTTGCCGCCTCTTACTTATACAGAGGCAAGATCAGTAGAAGCATTTATCATTGGTCTTAAAGGGCGTGAAGGTACATTTACTTTCGGTAACCCACTGCATACAGATACAGCCAATGTGACTACAAGCGGCACCACTGCTATCAGGGCAGAGACCCTGACAACCTCTGGAGGCAGCACAGCGGTATCGGCAGGAACATACTTTCAGCTAGGCAGTTATCTTTACTTGGTTACAGCAGACAAGTCATCAGGCGCTGGTACTTTAGAGTTTCAACCGCCCTTACGCGAGGCAATAGCTACAGGTCAGGCATTAGACTTCACCCAACCTAAGAGCCTTTGGCGCATGGCTTCTAATGAGGTTTCTTGGTCTACTAATGAGGCCAGCTTACAGGGCTTTAGCTTTGCTATGGTTGAAGCATTATGAGTAGGGCTTTATCTAGTGCAATGCAGGCAGTATCAACTGCTGATGTCGTGCGCCCTATATTCCTTGTCCGCATGGTATTTGATTCAGGCGAAACGCCTAACGAATTGAATCTTTGGTCAGGTGTTGGCGATCTTACCTATGACAGTGAGAATTATACTGGCGTTGGTGACTTGTTAGGAATTAGCCCAGTCACTGAGACATCTGATATGCAGGCCAGTGGTATTAACGTAACCCTAACAGGCGTTAAATCATCTTTGGTGGTGATAGCTAAAGATCACGAATATCAGGGCAGGCCCATAACTGTAATGCTTGGCGCGTTTGATGCTTCTGGCGATCTAGTGGCTGATCCGACTGTGATATTTGCTGGCTTTATGGATACTATGACTATCTCTGAATCAGGCGAGACATCTACTATATCTATTGCTTGCGAAAATAAATTAATTGCATTTGAAAGGGCAAAGGTCAGACGCTACACAGCAGAAGATCAAAAGATCGATCATCCTACAGACAAAGGCTTTGAGTTTGTAACGGCTATAGTAGAAAAAGAAATTATCTGGGGCAGGGCTTCTCCGTCATCTAATGCTGGAGGCGGCAATGGTGGGCGAAGTGGTGGCCGATACAATGACAGAAGATCATAAGATAGCACATGAGTGCATGGCTAATGTAAAAGAAGATATAAAGCCATTGCTCAATAAACATTGGGCAGAGACTGAGCCAAACCAAGATACAATACCTCTTGATCCAGATTGGAATGAATATGCCTTGTTAGATCAGATGGGTATATTGCGAATATTTACAGCGAGGAAAGATGGAGCCTTGATTGGCTACTGCGTGGTAATGATGTCTAAAAGTATCCACCACAAAGATCATCTTTTCGCCTCAACTGATGTAATATATGTCAAGCCAGAGTTTAGGAAAAGCACTACAGGGGCAGAGCTAATAAAGTTTGCTGAGGCGCACTGCAAAGAAAATGGCGCTTCATTAATGACCCTAAATATGAAGGTGGATTTTCCTTTTGACGGGCTAATGCAACGAATGGGCTTTAATCTTTTAGAGCGCGTTTATCACAAGTGTTTTTTAGGCGAATAGAATGGCTACAGCAGTAATAGCAGGGTTAGCAGGCGCAATAGGGGCAGCAGCAACTGGTGCAGCTATATTTGGATTGACTGGCATTGCTGCTATTGGCGCAGCATTTGCTATCGGTGCTGGCCTATCCTTAGTATCTCAAGCCCTTATGCCTTCTCCAAATTTAGGCTCTGTGATGGGCGGTCGATCCATTACCACCAGAGATGCTGCTACGTCCCGAAAGATAGTATACGGTCGCGCTAGGATAGGCGGTAATATCGTTTACTTGGAGTCAACAGGTACTGACAATAAATACCTTTGGCTGGTTATTGCTGTTGCTGGCCATGAGATCGACGCATACGAAGAAGTCTGGTTTAACGATGTAAAAATATGGGATGGCGGTAATTTTATTGGCGGCTGGGGCAACTATGTAAGCATTGGATTCCACAAAGGCGACCAAACTACAGCAGACAGCGGGTTAAATGCTGCATCAACCAAATGGACATCAGATCACAAGCTGTTGGACACAGCCTATATGGTGGTCAAGCTGACTTACGACATTGATCAGTTTGCCAATGGATTGCCTAACATATCTACAGTTATTCGCGGCAAAAAAGTTCTAAATCCTGCTACTAGCACTACTGCGTGGTCGCAGAATCCAGCCTTGTGTGTTTATGATTACCTGCGAGATACTAAGTATGGACTGGGTGAATCTGCAAGTAACATTCTAACTTCTAGCATTACTGCTGCTGCAACGGTTTGCGATGAAACTGTCGCACTTGCTGCTGGCGGCACTCAGCCTAGATACACTATCGATGGCGTTGTGGATACTGAAGGGTCAATCAAAAATAACTTAGACGCTATGCTAGGCTCTATGATTGGTAGATTAGTATTTTCTGCGGGCAAGTTCGAGATATATGCGGGCGAATATGTAGCCCCTGCCTACAGCATAGATGAATCTGTGGCTGTTGGTGACATAAGTATTCAGACAAAGCAATCGAGGCGTAATGCTTACAATGGCGTAAAAGGCGTGTTTTTATCTGAGGATGATAACTACATACTAGCGGACTACCCTGCACAGCTATCTAGCACTTTTGCGGCTGAAGATGGCGATCCAATCTATTTAGATATGCCGCTACCTTTCACGGTTAATAATATTCGCGCACAACGGATAGCCAAACTTGCTCTGTTCCGTAGCCGACAGCAGGAAGCCATTACCATTCCATGCAACCTAAGTGCCTTGCGATTTAAAATTGGCGACAATATTAATGTTACTAACGCCAGACTTGGCTACTCTAACAAGGTGTTTGAGGTAGTTGGATATAGCCTAGATTTCACATCTGAGGGCCAGATTGTAGTAAATGTAGATGCTATTGAGACTGCGGCATCTATCTGGGACTGGACTACCTCAGACGAGGAAGTCTATCTTGGCGCTGGTGAGGTTGCGTTATATGACGGGCTAACTGCTGCTGCGCCTACTAATCTCAGCGTAACGGGTGACAGCTTTTTAAACTCTGACGGCACATTTAACGCAGAGTTTAACGTGGCGTGGACTAACGCAGATGATGCTTTTACTGATCATTATGTTGTTGAGTGGAAGCTAAACAGTGCCTCTAGCTATTACTCCATGACAACTAAGTCTAGCCCTGCTGTAATTACTACGCTACAGAATGGCCAGACCTACAACGTCAGGGTTAAGGCTATTAATGAGATTGGTGTCTCTTCTTCTTATGTAGCAGCTTCACCGACAGCAGCGACTGATACCACTGCGCCAAGTGTACCTAGTAGCGTATCTGCTACAGGCCAGTTTGAGGCTATATCTGTCAACTGGACGAATCCTACTGCCGCTGACTTTAGCCATGTAGATGTTTATCAATCTACATCATCTAGCGGTACATATTCTTTAGTCGGCAAAAGCTCTGGCACTTCATTTGTTAAGGTAGGACTAAGCACTACAACTACCTATTACTACAAGGTGAAGGCCGTAGACTTTACAGGCAACCAGTCTGCGTTTAGTGGCGTAGTCAGCGCAACTACAACAGCAGCACCAGCAGCGACTATTCCTGATGGTAGTATCGATACGATAAAAATTGCAGACGATGCAATTACTAATAGGCTTATTGATACGGATGCAGTTAATTCTGATTCTATCGTAGCTAACGCAGTTACTGCTGTAAAAATTGATGTAGCTAATCTAGCCGCTATTAGTGCTGATATAGGTACGATTACCGCTGGCTCTATTGATGGCGTAACCGTAAAGATTGGCACTGGCACAAGTATATTTAAAGCAGACACTAACGGTATTTACTTAGGCAATGCAACATTTGGCAGCGCACCGTTCAGAGTAACCCCTGCTGGCGCAATCACAGCCACTAGCGCAACAATTACAGGAACGATCACAGCAACTAACATCGATGGAACAACCGTTAAATACACTGGCGGTAATTTAGAAGTCGGCATTATTGATACGCCTAACATCGACAATGACGCTATAACTAATGCGCTGATAGCAACTGATGCTGTTAATGGCGACTCGATTGCGGCAAATGCTGTGACAGCAGTGTCTATTTTAGCAGGCACAATTACTGGCAATAAACTAGAAGCAGGAACCATAACCGCTAATGAGATAGAAGCCAGAACTATTACTGCTGCACAAATTGCTACAAACACTTTAACTGCCGCTGAGATACAGGCATCTAGTATTACAGTAGATAAGCTCTCAG